CCACGTGTAAGTTATGAGGAATTGAAAGGTTCTGCTACAAAAAAAGCAGAAAAAACCATTACAGCACTCATGAAATTTTACTTAGACGCAGATATTATAGAAAGAGACGAATATATTCAAGCTAAGAAAAGAATGGATGAAATGACAATGTCATCTCTAATATATCAATTACAAGCTGGAGAAAGAGCATTGACTACACTTTTACAAACAATTGATGATGGTGAATTAGCACCTAGAATGTTTGAAGTTCTAGCGACACTGCAAAAATCAATGTTAGATATTATTAAATCACAGACAATGTATCTAATGGCTTCTGAAGAATCTACAAAAAGAATTGCACGTGATATTGAAATCTATAAAAAGAGAGATGACGTCAAAGAAATAGAAGAATCGGGAGGAGATAAAGAAAATAAGAATTTACAAAGAGGTACTAAAGATTTAATGGCTGCAATTCAAGCAGGTATAAAGAATACATCAGATGACGATATAGAAGATGTCGAAGAAACTACAGAAGATTAATGAGCGATTACGTAGGAGATAATAAATGGATTCCCAAAGAAGAAGGGGACGTTGCATCAGAAAAAATTGTTTGGTCTACTAAACAGGTAAATGATTTGATGATAGCAATGGATCAAGGTTTTAGACCTAAGGTTGCCATGCCATTTTATGAAGGTAAAAACTTTCTACGTAAAGGTAATATTGTATTTGAATATACTGATGAAGAAATTACTGAATTAGCTCGATGCGCTACAGATATTGTTTATTTTGCTGAAAAGTATGCAGTAGTAATGACAGATGAAGGAATTCAACAAGTAAAACTTAGAGAATATCAAAAAAGAATGCTTCGAAATTTCCAAGAAGAACGATTCAATATTGTATTAGCTTCTAGGCAAATGGGTAAAACTGTGACGGCATCTATATTTAATGCATGGTACTTAATATTTAATACAGATAAAAATACTCTTTTATTAGCCAACAAATCAGATTCAACTAAAGAGATTATTGATAAAGCAAAAGTAGTTGTAGAAAACGTACCATTCTTTATGAAACCAGGTATTGTTAAATATGATGTAATGAATGTTAAGTGTGATAACGGATGTAGATTGGTAGGACAAGCAACTACTGCAAAAGCAGGTATTGGTTTTACTATTCATAATTTATATCTTGATGAGTTTGCACATATTCATCCAACTATTGTAGATACCTTCTATGAAAATGTATATCCTACATTATCCGCATCAAAGGTTTCTAGAATTACTATCACGTCTACTCCAAATGGATTTAACAAATTTTATCAAATATATGCAGCTGCAGATAGAGGTGAAAATGAATACACCGCAATGCGAGTTGATTGGTGGGAACATCCAGACAGAGATGATGATTGGTATAATAGAGAGCTAGGAAACTTAGGTAGTATAGAAGCATTTAATAGACAATATGGAAATGAATTCGTTTCGTCTTCAAACCTTTTATTAGATCCAATAGATTTAAAGAAAATGCGTAAACGAATGAAGCAATATGTTTATCATGACCTAGAAGAGTTTGATGATATTAATATAGATGTTAGGGATGTTCTATTATGGAATCCTGACTTCGATATTGAATCAACTAAAGATGCTTCAAGGTTTTGGTTATTTTCGGTAGATATTGCTGAAGGAAATGGAGGTGATTATTCAGTGATAAATATATTTGAAGTTATTCCTATGAATAAAAAGGAAATTGAAAATTCACTTAATCCAGGTGCCATGTATGATTTCTTTAAAATAAATCAAGTAGCAATATTTAGATCTAATGAACACGTTATAGAAGATTTTGCAAAGGTCTTATATACTTTATCTACAGAGATATTTTATAACGAGAATGTAAAAATGATAGTAGAATACAACACATATGGTTCGGTATTGTTTCAATATCTAAGATCTGTGTTTCCACAAAGAAATGATTTTGATGATGAAATGATTGTAAAATTCAGACATCGACATGATTCTAAGACATTAAAACATGGAATAAAAATAAAATCAGATAATAAAGCAATATTTTGTCAGAATTTTGCAAAGTTATACAAGATAAATAGGATAAATATAACAGATGAAACAACAATAAATGAAGCTAGTCTATTTGGAGGTTTACCAAGAGGCGGTTACGGAGCTCAAATGGGAAATGATGATACTGTTATGACAGTTATTAGTTCTACTGAATTCTTTAACACTACAGATTATGCAGATTATATTGAAGAACTTCTGGATTTTATAGATCCAGACTTACATACTGAGATGGAAAGGGTGTTATATAAAGATAATATTTCTGATGGAGATTTACAATATGACATTTATGATTTAATATAAATAAATTTCGAAAGAAGAATAGATATATAATAAAAGTAAAAAAAATAAAAAAGAACAACTATGGCATTAAGTCCTCAATTATTACAGTTCAAAAGCTCAGGCGTATATCGCTTAGAGTTTGACAAATCACAGACGGTTAATATCCCTGCTGAAACTATTAGATTGGTTGTTGGTAGATCTAAAAAAGGTCCATACAACACACCAGTATTTATCGAAAACATTGAGCAATTCACTCAAGTGTTTGGAGGTATTGACAAATCTTTAGAAAAGAAAGGAATGTTCTTCCACAGATCATGTATCGAAACTCTTTCAAGAGGGCCGATTCTGGCATTAAACTTAACTATCGCTGACGCAGCTGATAGAATTGCATTGGTATCTCCAGCAACTAATTCTGGTTCTGAAGGTTTATCAGCAAAACCAGCTTCTGTTCAATACAGCGCTATTTTTGACACTGATAAATTTTGGGTTCCTTCTGATATCAAAACATTAGAAGCAGCAGGTAACACTGATGACGACTCAAACAACGCAATATCTTTCGCTAATATCAAGCAAGAGCCTATTTCAGTTATCGTAAGACAAGCTGCAAATACAGCAGGTTTTGAAATGACAGCAAGAGAATGGTATGGTGAAGGAAATGTTCCTGAAGGAATCGAAGATTTAGAATACGTATCTGACTACATGGTAGATGTATTTGTATTCAAAGGTAATTACGATGCACAAGTATTACAAAATGACCCAACATACGGAGCATTTTTTAATGAGCATGGATTATTAAGAGATCAATTAGCAAAATTCACTGCTTTGAGAGAAGTTAGTTTAGTAGCACAATACACTGGATCAGTTATTCCAGAATTTCAAGATCAAGAAGGTCGTCAATTATATATTGAGACTTTAATTAACTTGGAAGCAAGAAGAACAGGTTTATTCTGTGCTATCAACGAAGATGCTTTAGAAGCAATTGATTTCGTAGGTAAAGGTTTTGATATTTACCAAGATTATAAAGTACTATCACATAGAGTTGCACAAGATGCTACTCCTGATGCAATCACATTGCCAAAACAAATGGAAGTTGATGGTGATCAGTTAACTATTAGAAACGCTAACGCTTCTGATTTAAATGCTTTACAAATCACAACAGATGGTTTCTTAAGAGCTGCTTTAGAAGGAGAATTTACTCCAATTAAAACAATAAGCACATCTGGATCAGATATGGTTATAGAATGTGAAGGAGCTATTAAAGCATCAACATATGAAACGTTTGAAGCTGGAACAGAAGCTACATTCCACGCAGGACCAATTACAGTTGTAGATGGTGACATTATTATAGCATGTCCAGAAGTTGGAGCAGATGTTGCAGGTAAATTATTATCAGCAGGAAGCTTAACAGTTGGAAGTTTCTTATTAGGTGCAAATGGACTTGATTACGTAGGAATCGGTTCAGTTGAAGAATTACAACCACTTGGAGATATAAACGTAGTAAAAATTACTGCAGCAGGTGGAAACGCATTTAGTTCAACTTACGCAGCAGCAAGTGCAGATAAATTAACTGCATATTTAAGAGCTCAATCAGCTACAATAGAATATACTACTATCGAGCCTAACTCGAGAGCAGTTATGTTACCAACATTAGTTGATGATTATTCATTTACTCCACTAGGAGCTGGACAATTTAGATTATCCGCTACTTTAGCTAAAGATACATTTGATTGGTCAGAAGTTTCAGTAGGAATGTATATTCCAGCTGACGGAACTGAATTAGCAAGAATTAAAAGAATTATTAAGACTACTGAAGGTGGTTCTAATATTTATTCATTCGAATGTCACAGACCTGTATCTTTAAGACCAGAATATGCTCTTAAAAGATATGAAGAAAGTACAACTACTTATACAGTATTCCCATTAGCGGCTGCAACACAGAGCGCTAAAACAAAAGCTGAGTTATTAACTCAACTAAAACCAGGAAATGGATTATCAAACACATTAATTGACAAGGACGCAATTACTTTCAGATATGTTGTTGATACATTCGGATCATTGGAAAACAGTGGAATCCTTAATAAAGAAGAAATTACTCAACTTTGTAAAGAAAGACAAAATGCATCTGCAATTCTTAACGCACCAATGGTGAAAGAATTTAAAGGATCAACTAATCCTTCTTTTAAAGACGCTAATACTGGATCATTCGATACAAGATTAGTATCTACTGGTGGTAATTTAGAACTTAACCCTACTGCAGTGTATACATTACCAAGTATCAATGAAGGTGCAAACTTCGGTTTCTACTATGGTCCTGGTCTTAATGTATTAGAGAACGGTAAAACAAAGGTGATTCCACCAGCGGCTTACGTATCTAATAACTACATTGACAAATACTTAAACGCATTACCATGGTCTATAATTGCAGGACCAAGAAGAGGTGTTGTAGGTGGTACAGGTGTACAAGGTTTAGAATTCGCATTTGATAAAAATGATAGAGATTACTTAGAGCCATTTGGAATTAACCCAATCGTATTCGAAAGAGGAGTTGGTTTAACTATCAAAGGTAATAAAACTGCACAACAATCAGTTCAATCAGCATTATCTTCAGCTCACGTGAGAGAAGCAATGATCTATATTGAAGATGGTTTAGCAGAAATCTTGAAAAACTATTTATTCGAGTTTAACAACGCGCAAACAAGATTAGAGATTAAAACTTTAGCAGATTCATTTATGGAATCAGTTAAAAAAGACGGAGGTGTATACGACTATAGAAACGTTATGGACGGAACAAACAACACTAACGAGGTAATCGATAATAACATGGGTATTTTAGATACATTTGTTGAGCCAGTTAAAGGACTTGAAATCTTAGTATCGAGAGTAACTATCTTGAACACAGGAGAAATCGCAACTGGAAACTTTGCATAACAAAATTAGATATATAAAATAAACACATACAAATTATGGCTTTACCACATTATTCAGAAGATCAAACAAGCAAGAAAGGTAAGAATTTCGAACCAGTACAGGCTAACCTATTTGAGGTAACTATTTTACCTCCTGACGGTGTCGCTGGACAAGAGATGTTATTACAACATGTAAACACTATTTCTGGTCTTGCAGCATTACATAAAGATATTGCTCCAGTTGAACAGAAGTACAAATTTGCTACTAGATCTTATGCTGGTATGATTGATAGTACTTCATTAGATATAACTGTAAACTTTTCATTGAACTTAAATGATTCTAACCAAGCGTACTTATACAAAACATTACGTCAATGGTACAGAGCACAATACAACCCAGAAACTGGTGAAATGGGCTTGAAAAAGAATTACGTAGGAACAATCGTAATCGTACAATTCAACAGAGAAGGTGATATTTTTAGAAAAGTAACACTTGATGACTGTTTCATCATATCTGGTCTTGGATTTACAGAAGCATTAGATTATTCATCTGCAGAAGTACAAACATTAGAGATCCAGTGGAGATCTGATGTATATGCAGAAGAAGTAAACTAATTATTAATTAATTACAAATAAGAAGGTGTATAATTACATCTTCTTATTTTTTGCAAGATAAATATAATATATTATTAACATATCAAATTATTATGAATAACCACAAATTAACAAAAAAACTACAAGTTCTCTTAACGGAGGACGAGGTTTCTTCGGTTAATCGATGCATTTTAAACGATGCAATAGATACTGAAACGAGGCCAGTTTCTGTTAGTGCATGGATAAGAGACTTAATAAAAAAAGAACTAAGTCTACAATCTATTGACCAACAGTCGTTTATTAAAAATAAAGTAAAAAATTTAAATAAGTAAATAACATGAGTAAAGAAAACCAAAACAAAAAAGAAGAAGCTGCAAAAAAAATGCTGGAAGCCAGAGATAGTATCAATGAGCCAGTACAAGACAACTCAGTAGAAGATGTTTCTGTTGAAATGTTAGATGCAGTCGAGTCCAAAGGACTTGGTAAAGTAAACATGGACCAATTCGGACAAGCTAGACCAGATAAAACTTCGGATCAATTCCTAGGTTGGATGGTTTTAGATCAGTCGGAATTACCATCTAATGGTAAATTTTATCCAAACGGATGTGTTATTAAAATTAGATCAGCGAGAGCTGCTGAGATTAGACACTTCTCAACTATGGATGAAGAGAACTATATTGATATGGAAGAAAAACTAAACCATATTGTAGAGATGTGTACTCAGATCATGGTTGGAGATAAGAGAGCGTCTTATAAAGATCTTTTAGAAGAAGATAGAATTGTAATTTTATTAGCTATTAGAGATCTTAGTTTTCCAGAACCAGAAAATAAACTGATTCTTAAAGGTAAAACTGATATTACCAAAAAACCAGTAGATATTGAATTATCTTCAAAATATTTGGTTGCAACAGAGGTACCGACTGAAATAGAAGCATATTATAGTTCTAAAGAAAGAACATACGTTATCAAAACTAGATCAGCTGGTGAAATCAGAATGCGTCCACCTTCAATTGGTGTTATGCAAGAAATAACTAAGTATTTAAAGGATCGTCAAGAAAAAGAAGTTGAATTCGATAAAGCATTTATACAAGTATTACCTTATATTACGCCTGATTGGAGACAATTAAATTTACCTAAGATTTTTAATTTAGAAGTAGATTATAAATCATGGGATCAGAAGAAGTTTATGATAATTTATAGACTAGCAGAAAAAATGAAAATTGGAGTTGAAACAACACTTGAAATGGAATTCGAAGGAGAGATTGCAAAAGCCCCTCTTGATTTCCCAGGTGGCATCAAAAGTCTTTTCATTATTTCAGATCTCGCTGGAGAATTACTTTAAGACTAAGTTCTATCTGGGCATACATCTCAGAATGCAACCCTCAGAAATTGAGAATATGTATTACTACGAATTTTGGTACTATGTAAAAAATCTGTCGGAACACATTAAAGAGAAGAATAATCAGAACAAGGATCAACAAGAACAACAGGCACAACAACAGAGTGAAATGACCTCTAAATATAAAACGCCTAAGATGCCGTCGGTCCCATCTTTTAAAGCACCTTCTATGAAGATGCCTAAATTTTAAAGATATATAAAGAGTATAGGATAAACGCTACACATGTAGCGTTTGTCTTTTATTAAAAAACATATACATATAACTTGGCTCAATTAATTCCAAAATTTCTAGCAAGTGCATTCGAAAGAATGGGTAATAGTGATAAAGCTCTAGAACAAGTAGCAATAAATACTGGAACAACAGCTGCCGCTGTATCAGTGGGTGGTGATCTTTATGAAAAAATGGATGAGCTTGTTAAAGCTCTCGGTGCTGGAGGCGGCGGAAAGAAAGGTGACCTTTCAATTAAAGAAGCATTAGTCCTTAGAATTACTGCAGGTGCTTTAGAACCTATTGGACTTGGTTTAGGTGTAATTATTGACGCTTTAGAAAGAGCACCCGATGGTAAACAACTTAAACTAAAAATGGAAGCCTTAACTAACGGGCTTTTAGCATTAGGTGATGTTGGTTATTCAATAGTAAAATTTGCTGCAATGATGATTTTAGCGTTGCCTCTATTAATAGTGGCTGGTG